CCAGGCAATTCAAATCTTTCTAAAAAATCTTCTGTAGCATCTTCTTTAGATGTTATAGTATTGTTATAAAGATATCCGTAAGAAACACTATCAACATTTGGAATGAGAAATGTCCACCCATTCGGAGTAGCTACACACTTTGTATAGTGTAAAGTGGGATCTGCTTCCATCTTATCATATAAGAGAACAGAATTTAATGGATTGATGAGAGACTCGTAGTTATCTTTATCCCTATTGTTTCTACCTCTGCAATCAAATATTATATCAGCATCAATTTCTTTTTCTGGATCTTCTATTTTCTTTTCGGTGACATTAAATAATCCAGATTCTAATACTACATTAGATAATTTCTGAGGAACATAGTGCATCGCTAATGTATCCAATGTAAATCCATGAAATATCTTATCTGTCTTCCTTCCCCATCCCTCATACATGAATCCAGTTTTAATAGTGGCATCAATAGGATTGTTAACCCAATCAATACCAAGAGAATTAGATATAAGGGCAGTAGGTCCTATAACAGTTCCCTGACCCACTCTTTCAATTGGAGTCTCTGTAGAATTATGATAGATGTCAATCTCAAATTTAGATCTATCGTAATATGAATAATGCAAAGCAGTTATACATGCTGCGTTACCCGCTCCAACAATAGCAATTTTCATAATTAATCATCATCTTTGTATCTATCAAGTTCGTTCTGATAATGTTGCCATGTTGCACCACTAGTAGAACCTAGACATGGGTTGATGCAATCAGGATCTTCTATCACGTTACATACTAATCCAGCTAGGTCATGAGGGCAGGCTTCTTTTCCTGTTTCACGCCAATATAATTGACCGTTAATCCAAGTAGCACCGCACTCATTACATACCTTGAGCATTAGAAACCTAATGGTAATACTGGTTCTGTTGGGGCATCTGGTGCTGCCATGGGGTTAGATGGTGATGGTAAAGCGACCTTACCAGCAACTCCACTAAGAGCTCCACCTCCGATAGATGGTAAGACAGATTCCATTATCTTGCCTTTAACGTTTTCGATGATTGCATCCTTGCGTATGAATACATAACCAACAGTACCCACGACGGCGAGAGATACAACACCACTAGTAATAGCGATTCCATTTACGATTTTCTGTAACATAATTTTTAACCTTTTTTATCATTATTAGGTGCAATCACCATAGGTGCTTGCTCTATTCTTATTGTTTGAGCGGGTGCAGTATTAGCTGCCTTTTCAATTAGAACTTCCATATCTTTTTTGGAAATTCCTCCACCGCCTCCACTTGATCCACCCTTCTTGGATGTTTGTACGCCAAAAGTAGCTAGCACGCCTGTAAAGACCGATGCTATGAAGGTAGGGTCTAGATCCTGTTTAGGAATTTTGAGTGCTGGTGGTAACTCAACGTATGCAAGCGTCAAGATCGCACCACTCCAGACTAAGATACCTAGCCGTACAAATGTACTCAGGATCATCATCTGCTCTTCTTTATCTTCAGCTGCGTCTTTCAACTTAGCTAAGAATCCAGGCTTCTTTTCAACTTCTGGTGTCTTTTTGTCTTTTGTATCAGGCATAAAACACTTTGTAGGTACTATTATATATTAGAGTTTGAATCCGCTGAATGAATTCTTCTTCATATCTTGTTTTATACCACCAACCACATATGATTCTACCTCTGTTTCCTGTGGTGCAACTTGTAATCCCTTAGATGAGATCCAGTGTTGTGTCCAAGGCAACGGATTGTTTCTTAATGGTTGATCATAGATGGGATCAATACCAAGAGCTTTCATTCTCTTGTTAGCAATCCACTCAACGTATTGATTTAACAATTTGTCATTCAAACCAATCATAGAACCGCCACTGAATAGGTATTCAGCCCAATCCTTCTCCTCTTCAACTGCATTTTTAAACATACTAATTACATTATTTCTTTCTTCCTCTGCGATCTGTTGCATCTCTGGATCATCACCGTTCATCCAGTTTTTCATTATGTTCTGTGTGAGAACTAGGTGTTGGTTTTCGTCTCTGGAGATAAGGCTAATGATTTTTGCCGATCCTTCCATAAGCTTAAGCTCTCCAAAAGCAAACGAGCATGCGAAGGAGACATAGAACCTAATTCCTTCCAAGATATTGACATTTGCGACTGCTCGATAGAGTTTTCTTTTGAGTTCATGTAGTGCGAAATCCTTTGCTTGTGAGTTTTCCCATCCATCTTTCCATAGATTACTTTGATCCCATTGATGGGCTTCATTTATAAATTCATCGTATGCCCGAGTTACTGAATTTGCTCGGTCTAAAATTCTTTCATCATTGAGAATGGTATCGAATACTTCGGATGGGTCGGGATACACATTCTTGATAATATATGTATATGATTTTGAGTGTATCATCTCCATGAATTGCCATACATTCATTGCAGATTCTAACTCTGGTAATGCACAATAAGGTGCGAAAGCCATTCCAGGCCCACGACCTTGTACAGAATCTAAAAGAATTTGGTATTTTAGATTGGAAGTGAAGATATGTTTCTGCTCAGGTCTTAGAGACTGATAATCAGACCTATCCTTCTGCAAAGAAACTTCTTCTGGTCTCCAAAAATATCCAAGCATTTGAGTAGTAAGTCTATCAAATACTGGATACTTAAATGAATCATACCTCTGTACACCTAATGGCTTACCAAAAAACATAGGTTGTTTCTTAGTGTCTACTTCTTCTGAATTGAAGACGGTCATGCCGTCAGGTTTAGATGGTGCAAGAGTCACACTCTACCTCCTCTGATAATTCTGTGAATAGTTTTTCTAATTGTGGTTTCACTTCTTCTACATCATCTGGTTCGTCACTCTTCATATCATAAGTGTTCTGATAGTATGAGGTCTTCCAACCATATTTGTATGTGGTAAGAAGATCCTGTGCCATAACAGAAATAGGCACTTCATTGTCGGGATATTGAGTTGGATTATAACTCCAGTTCCCACTGATGGCCTGATCAAAGAACTTTTGCATTACTGCAACTACTTTGATGTATCCATCGTTACCTTGCATCTCCCAGAGGAGTGTATAGTTATTTTTCAAATGTCCATAAGACGGAACCACTTGCTTAAGAGGTCCTTTCTTTGATTTTTTAATGGACAGGTAATCTCTAGGTGGTTCGATTCCGTTTGTTGCATTTGACACAACGGAACTACTCTCTGATGGCATCTGTGCGGACAGTGTTGAGTGCCTGAGACCGTGTTCCAAGATAGATGCTCTAAGAGATTCCCAATCATGTATTAAACCTACCTGTGTAATTTCATCTACGTCGCTCTTATATGTATCGATTGGAAGAATTCCATCAGAGTATTTTGTAGATGTGTAATCAGCACAAGGACCTTTCTCTTTTGCAAGTTGATTAGATGATCTCAACAGATAGTATTGGAATGATTCAGTAAGTTTATGTACCGCATCCCACGCCTCCTGTGAGTCGTATTTCCACCCATGCTTAGCAAGATAATGTGCGAGACCAATGAACCCCACTCCAAGGGATCTACGACCCAATGTGGCGATCTCTGCTGCTCTCACAGGATAGTCTTGATAGTCAATCAACTCCTCTAGAGACCTCACAGAAAGGTCACAGAGGTCTTCCAACTCATCTAATCTATTAATCTTACCTACGTTGATTGCAGATAGGATACAAAGGGCAATCTCACCATCTATAGAATCAATATGTTGTATTGGTTCTGTGGGTAGAGTGATCTCTTGACATAGGTTAGACATACTTACCTTGTCCTTGAAGGATGAGTGTTCGTTACAGTGGTCAATATTCATAATATAGATACGACCTGTCTCTGCCCTCTCCTTAAGGAGGTTCATGATTAGTTCTTGAGCTCCGATTGTTCGCTTGGGGATTGATTCATCCAGTTCGTAACGGCAATATAACTCATCAAACTCAGGGGTCCCAAAACTCTCAAACAAGTTAGGACAACTATGGGGAGAAAAAAGCGTGATTTCCTTATCTTCGATAAACCTTTCATAGAAGAGTTTTGAGATTTGGATTGAGTAGTCAAGTTTTCTGACACGATTGTCCTCCGTTCCTTTGTTGTTCTTTAAGACTAAGATGTCCTCGATTTCTTGGTGCCAGATGGGGA